TCTACAGCCTTGTCAATCGCACGTGGTTCTGGCCCTACCTCAGCGTCAAGATTGGTCACAAATGTTGAGTTTGTGTTACGACCAGCATGGTCATAAATTGCACCGGCAGCGTCAGCCTGCTGGATGACCATTAATTGGTATGGCTTTGCGCCGTACACGACTTGCTCTGTGTATGTTCCGGTTGTGCCTCTACCTTTAGGGCCGCTAGGTATTCCGCCTCTTTGGAAGTTCACATAGCGCTCTTTGCTTGCGCGCACACCAACTTTGACCTTAAATCCTTTTTGCACTTGATCGGTTTTCCAACTGGTCTCACGGCCTTTAATAATGTTGCCGCGCACCATGCCAGACAGCGGTGCGCCGTTCATTAGCGAGTTGTCAAAATGTGCGACCATTGATCGAGCGTCATTGATGATGTCTGCGCCAGCTGCTTTAATGCGTTTGGTCACCAGCCGCCGATACTTAGGGTCAATAGTGTTAAGTTCTTTTAACGCGCCTTGTATGCCCTCAATCTGCACAGACAAAATAGGTACGCTTGCCATTAGCGGCCGCCGCGTTGCTTGTTAAGTATCTCAATCACTGTGTTCATATCGTCTGCCTCAAATGTAATCTCTGACGGCCAGTAGCCGGTGGCAACAACGATTTCTGCCAGCGCGCGCCTTACTGAGCCGTGCCCGCTTTTGGGTCTTGTGTCTCCAAGACATCAATCGCCTCTAGCGATGTAATGAACTGGTCAAGCGTGCCCGGCACTGTTGTACCAGATGCACGTGTTGCTTCGTAACACAAAAACGCTAAATCCTCAACGCCAATACCTGATGCCATTTCTGACGCTTTGCGCTTGTACTTGCGTTCCCATGCAACAACAGTTGAGAGATTGGTTACAACCTCGTTTACTGTGCCGTCTGTAAATGTTGCTTTAAGTCTTAATTGCATCTTGCCTCTTTCGTGTCGGGCCGTTGCCGGCGAGAATTAGTTAAGCGATTGCGACTGTGTATGCGCCACCAGTAAAGGTGATGTCAATCGTATCGAGAGCACCTAACTGGCCATTGACGATTGGCAATGACTCTAAATATGCATTAGTAAGTGTTGACTCTGGGTTTGTGGCAGATACTGCCGCGCTTGTTGGTTTAACTTTTACAGTTACTTGCGTGCCAACAAGAGCCTTAAGTGTTGCGTAAGTTTCCGATACAGCAAACGAGTTATACATAGAAACAGTCAATGTGCTGTTCTCAAGACCGCCAACGTATGAGCGATTGGTCTGACCAAATGCGGTTGCCTCAAGAGACTCGATCACGCGAGTCAAAACTGCTGACGTGCATTGATCGGTCATGTCAACTGCGTTGATGGTGACTACTGGGTTTGATAGGTAAGTGCTGGTGGCCATGTGAATTACTCCTCGTTGGTGTCTTTACTAGGTTTATCAGATTTTGTGCTCTTACTGGTGGATTTGATAAAGCCGCCCTCGATCAGCGCCTCTACGTTTACGCTCTCGTCTGGCTCATAGGCATCGCCTACTTTGCCAAGTCTTGGTGATGCAATTACGTATGCCATGTCTGTGTCCTAACTTTGTGCCTGCACATTGATATTTAGATCATACGCTGGCAACTCGCTGCCGCCGATGATAGCAATAGTCGGTCTGCCATCGGTGACACCTATTCGAGCGCTCACCACTTTGGCTGCCAAGTTCATCAAGCTGCGTTGTGCATCCAAGTTGCCCGGCCCAACAGTAAGCAACCTGACCGGATACGAGAGGGTAAACACTGCACGGCTAAAACCTGTAAAGGATGGCGCGTCAATGAACACACAAGGCGGCGAGATGTTTCTAGGGTCTGTTACTACCTGCAAGCCTGTAACGGCGCTTAGCGTGGCTGCTAGATCGTCTAGTGACTCGTTAAACAGGTCGGTGTACGCAACTGGTGTTGGCATTAGGCAACCTGTGCGCGGTTGACACCTAGCAACTGTTTTATCATTGGGCTAAGGCCGTTAGACCCACCAGAAACCATGCCATCAAATGACGCAAAGTCTGTGACTGATCCGCGCTGACGGTACAAGAAACCGCCATAGGCTCGCGTGCCCAAACCTACAGCGGTACTTGGCAACACCGTTAATGAGTCGTGATACCCAGCCTCTTGTCTCCTGAGATGGCAGAACGCTGACGCGGCAGCTGCACACAAGGTTAAAAACGTGGCATCAGCTGCGGTGGCTGTGCCGATACCTAGCCAATCCTCAACATCAGTTGCAGACACCCACGTGCACACTTGCGTGTAAGTAATTGTGCCAGAGTAATCAACCACATAATTTACATTTGCACCAGTAGCCGCATACATAACTTGATTAGGTCGAGCCACCTCAGGGTTAAACAAAAACTCGCCTGTAGTTGGGTCAACACCTGTGAACTCGTATTGCGGTAAATCAAGCACCTTATGAGTGCCTGCAAACGGCGCAGCTAATCCACTGACAGTTATGTTTTCGCCAATACCAATTTCTGTTGGTTCTAACGTGCTAATGCACGCGTAGTTAGAGATCAACTGTTTGCTGGCTGATGTGTAAGTTGCCATAGCGGTCTAAGTCCGCTACAGACTAAGCGATTACGATGCCCTGAATAAACGATGACTTAGCAACAAATGTTGAGAAGTAACCGTAGTAAGAGAACGTCTTGCTAAGTGTGGATGGATTGTCAACTGACAAGATGCCTTGTTGAGCTTCGTAAATCTCAAAGCCCGGTGCGTAAACAACAAGCATCGTGCCGGATGCAAAGTTGTTATCAACAACCAATTGCAAACCCATGACGTTCATGTTGTTGTAACCCATGCCGCCAACTTTGCCGATTGAGTTTTGGCCCATAATGCCATCGGTGACATAACCCAAAACTGGTCGCTTGTTGCTGTCCAACTGTGCACCCAACTTTTCCCACACGTCTGGTGAAACGCACAAGTGTGTTGGGAAGTAGTTGCTGTCCTCTGCAATTTCGCGTGCTGCGTCATACAAGGAACTGATCAACGATGTTGGGTCACCAGCAGTGACAGTCCATGTTGAGCCTGATGCGGTCTTGCCTGAAACAAGTGCGTCAGCTGCAACGTCATCAGTCTTAATCAAGTACTCACCAGCAAGGTCATTGAGGATGAGGTTCATTGATGCTGGATCAGTAAAGTCCATGTCTTGTCGAGTGATCGTCACTTGACCAGCAACCGTTGTTTTGGTAACGGTGTTCGATGCGATGACCATTGTGGTTGCACTTACTGCGCTGCCCTCAGTCTGAGTTGCAGCACTTGTGTGCGTGGTGATCGTTGGCCTAACAAAAGTTTTGCTAGGTGTGTTTGGCATTGAGCGTGCACCAAATGCGGTGACAACTGGTCGCACAAAGTTCAGGTCTTGGAATAGTGGCCCAAGTACCGGCACTGGCAAGAGACCCGGTGTATCGGTGGTGAGGATGTCACCAGCGGCAGCTTGCAATGCTGACTGTTGCAACTTAACTGCATCTTTGTATGCAGCGTTTACGTTGTGGAACGTGTCTCCGCCTGCGTGCAACGCGGCCAAGTATTCGCCCGGTGTTGGCATCTTAAATGTGCGTTTTGCTGTTGCAAAAATTGGTGCAGTTGGGATGGTTGCCTCGACTGCTGGTGCTGCTGTTTCGCTCATGGTTTCTGTCTCCTGTGTAGGTTCTGTTTCTATAGTACTTATTTCTGGCTCATCTTGTGGGATACTCGCAGCGACTGTGGCAATGTTGGCCATATCTCCAAATGCGCCGATAGGCACTAGCGATAATTCTGTCCAATCGGCTGACTCAATGACCATTGTGCCGTTTTCGTCATACGAGAACTTACGAGGGTTTACACCCACCGACACCTGATCTATAACCGTTTCTTGCAGCATGATCATGGCATCTTGACCTTGAGTGCTGGCACTAATTTTTGCGGTAAACATCATGCCCTCTGGTGTGTCCACGCGCTCGGTAACAATGCCTACTGGCATAGACGCATCGTGGTACATAAATAGGCGTGGTGCTTTACCGTCAACTGGCAGGCTGCCCGGCTGAAAAATTACTGACGTGCCATCAGAAACGGTTGCGGCCACACCGTAAGGCACGGCAATACCAGTAATCTCACGGCGGCCTGTTTCGCCAGCGGCAGCGTCAATGCTGACCTGAGATGCAATAAGTTTGATCATGATGAGTACGGTACACCATTGTTGCGTGGTGGTTGTGGCATTTCATCCATCTCGGCTTTTTCCATTAAATCGCCGTCAATAAAATCGTCAATGTCAAACTCAACACAAGTGTTGTTTGGCAAAATGTTATTGGCCGAGAGTGTTTGTGTAATGCACTCTGCAATCTGTTTACAGCCAAATGTCCACAAGTCTTGGCGTGCCTCAGTGCTATTGGTATAGGCGTATGAGCCAACCGAGATATTTAGCAAGTATGCAGGTACGCCACACACGCGAGACATTTCCATAGCCTGAAACTCTGCCGAGTCAACTAAGAGCATCTTGTCTGGTGATGTGGCTGTCTCGATGTAGTGCACCTCTGGTGAGAGCGCTGCCGTTTGGTTGGTTGCTCGAGCCGCGTTAAACGATGCTGCTAAGTCTGCAAGTTCGGTTGCTGAAAGTGGTTCTGATCCAGCCTGCACCTGCAACACTCCAGCCGGTATTGCACTAGACGCGTTACGGTAACGTGCATCCTCAAGTTTTATAGATGTTGCAATTGCTTTAGCCGATGAATAAACAATGCCGGGCTGACCGTTAAGAAACTGCACTAGATCATTAGGGTTTATTTCGCCGCCGTTAAAATACACTTGTTTTGATGGTGCAAACCAAACGCCTGACGGTACGCCGGCTTGATCCATTGTGTTGCACATTGCGGCTGGTAAACGTGTAAACGCGGCAGGGTAGCCATCAGCGGTGCGTTCAGTGATGTACCAAAAGGCTCGACCAAACATCATTAAATCTGAAACTGTCCAAGACAAAATATGGTTGTTTGTATTTACCCGATCAATACGGCGCAGCCAAGATCGAGGCGCAAGTGGCACTTGTTCCATTTCCTCGCCGTTCCACATTTCTGTGTACATCTTTAATTTCATAGATGCAATAACTGAACTAATCAATTGTTGTGCACGCGCAATAGTTGGCACGCTCATCGCTTGAGCAAATAAAGCACCCTCTGTGTAGGTGTAATACTGACCCACCATTGCAGCACCTTGATTGCCACCGTAACTTGAGCCAGCTGCGGCGGCTTTAGTTGGCGGTGGTGAAATTGCCGCTTTAGTTTTAGAGAATATGGCCATGCTCTTAGTGTGTCACAATCTGTCTAGTTTGTGGTGGCATCGGCCCGGTATGCGATGCGGTATCCCGACGATAAGCAAGCATCAGGCCGATGCCATATCACACATTAGAGGCTAGACGCTGATGATCGTGGGCTTGTTTGCAAAGATAGGTTTTGAGGCAAGAGCGACAGCAAACACCATTGCGCGGCACGCTGAGATGTCTCCCGGTGATCGAGTGCTAGACAACGTGAGTACGCCGTTGTGTTTTATTGCTACAGCGCGCTCTACTTGATCTATGAGCTGGGCTTGCCCTGCGTGCGTTATCCGTTTCTCCACGATTAATGCACGTACTGCACCAGTCCACTTAACCACCTCACGATGCCCTACAACGGTCTTGCGGTGCGCGTAGATCGGTGGGCAATGCAAATCTATTGACGGCACAAGCGCCAATTTTAGCATTGGGGAT